ACACGCGAAAATGATAGTGGTAAAAATAATATCATTAAAGTAATAAATTAATGCTAATTGATTTATTTAATGCTAATTGATTTATTTAATGCTAATTGATTTATTTAATGCTAATTGATTTATTTATTTTATTTATTTTATTATATTATAATAATGACTGCGCCTATTTTAGGGATAGTTTTGTGTTTAGTTTTAGTTTTATGTTTAGTTTTAGTATTGTATAATAAACGTGAGAATTTTACTATTGTAAAAAATAATAAATTAGCAGTTATAGTAACTACATATAATCCAGGGGCAAAATATATTGATAAATGTTTAAATTTAATAGAAACACAAACCTATCAAAATTTCGACGTATGTATTGTTGACGATGCTTCTAATAAAGACCGCGTCGAAACATATAAAATTATTGAAGATTATTGTGAAAGAAATAATTGGAAATTTATTAAAAGAACCGAAAATGTAGGACCTTTAGGAGGTCGTATTGATGCCATAAATGGTTTAAATCCAAGTGACGAAGATATTATTGTATCAATTGATGGAGACGATGAACTCAATAATGAATATGTTTTCAATAGTATTAATAAAATATATCAAGACGATACCTTAATAACATTTGGAAACTATGTTAATAAAGATATATATACAGGGAAATTAAGCAAACCAAGAATTAATTGTAAAAAACATAAGTTTAATAAAATAATCAGGAATAATTCATTTAGAAGTTCAAAATGGGTCTACACACATTTGAAAACATTCAAATATAAAGTCTATAAAAAAATTAATCATGACGACCTTAAAAGAGATGGCGAATATTTAAAATCGGCAACTGATTTGGCCCTTATGTATCCTATGTTAGAAATGTCTAATGGTAGATTTAAATGTGTCCAAAATGTTTTTTATAAATATAATAGAGACCATCCAGAATCGAATAATAAAATTAAAAAAAAATTATCAACACAATCTGAAAATGCGTTATGGGTAAGAAACCAAAAAAAATATAATAATACTTTTTAAAATATTATAATATAATAAATGGCCAGACCAATGGATCCAAGATATCCCAGAGCAGTTAAAAGTACAGAAAATGTATTCACACCTAGAGAACTACAAATGATGGATATAACCCCAGAGAATATGATGAAGGCTAAATGCACACCTTATTTTGAAGATAATTACAAAGATAAAAACAAACTTAGAAATACATTTATTAAAGGTACCGATTCTGGATTATATGAATTTTTTGCCAAGGAAGTTGAATGTTCAGCGAAATTTAGGAGTGGAAAAGACCGATTAAAACAAGCATTAAAAAAAGCCATTAATGAGAAACATTCTACAGAATCAAAAAAAGCAATAAATAAAAAACAAACCGAATACGAGAATGAAATGAACGTCCTATTTCGCAAAATGTCTAAAATATGTCAACATAAAGCTAAAGGCTTATGTGATATTCGAGATAAATCCGATGATCAATATACAAAAGAGGCTCTTAAGGAATTATTACTTAATGAAACTGGTGGTGATCAAAAATCCAATGAGGATGAAATAAAAGCCAATGTAGAAAATATGGACCAAGATGAACTTAAAGAAAAAATTAAAAGAAATAATCCTAGATTCAAGAAATTGTTGGAACTTAGTGATGAAGAACTAGGAATGGGTCGTAAAATGTTACTAATGATTAATGGATTTGTAAGAAAAGGAAAATCCTGGAAATACGATCCAGAAATTGAGAAAAGATTTATTAAAGCGGCATCAATCTGTAGAAATAATAATTTATGTGTTAAAACCGAATTCTCTGATATTCCGAAAGAAATTAGTTCGTTTTCTGAAGCAATATTAGATGGAATAAGCACACCATATTATTATTTATCTGATAAAGGAACTAAAATGTTAGAAATATCTAAACAAAAGGGTATTGAAAGACACGAATCTAGTATGGCTGCGAGTGATGCTAAAATAGAGAAATTAGAAGCAGAACAAAAAGCCCTTGATGAAAAAAAAAAACTAGCTACTGCCATAGGTGAAAATAAAAATGCTTCAGCCACAGACAAAGCACAAGCAGCAAAGGATTTAGAAGCTATTAAAAAACGAGAATCACGTATAAATGAAGGAACACGGGCAAAAAAATCAGTAAGTGCATTAAAATTAAATAAAACCAGTTCACAATATAAAATGGACAAATTAAAATTACAGAAGGAATCACTTACGCAAAAATTAGTGACTCCTAAAAAGCCATTATTATCAAGATTGGCTAAGAAAAGTGTTAGGCAGCGTTCAGAAGAGACTGCGCGAAAACAAGCATTCAAGGACTTAAAAGGCACTAAAAGAAACGAACAATTAGGCATACTAAACGCAAAAAGTAATAAAGAAGGTGTAGCTTTATCACGATCACAAGCACAAACCCGCGCCAGATTACAATATAACATAAAGAACCCAGGTATGGGTATTAGTAAAGAACGTTATAGGGGCATCCAACGTGAAAAAGCGAAACAAGGTCAAGCAGACTTAACTAAATATAAACAAATGAAACCAACCAATTTATCAAAATCACAACAAGCGCGTATGAAAGTTTTAGAAGACGGGGTGTCCCGTATGGGTTTCGGAACAAGTTCAGTTAAATCATTAAAAATAAAAACCGAAACTAGGAATGAAAAAACCAATCGTTTATCCAAAGAAAGAGAAAAATTAATAGAAAAGGCACAAAACACACAACAAAAATTTAGCAAAAACAACACAAAACGATTAAGTAGATTACAGGATGGTAATCTTTTTAAAAACTCTGTATTGAAAAGACAAGGAATATCAAAAAATAATAGAATCTTAGAAAGAATGAAAACTAAAAAGAATATTATGGGTACCGGTGAACAACCAATGACTAAAAAAGATATAAACAAATTAGATAAAAATATTAAGAGATTACAAACTAAGAAAAATAATAGAAATACCAAATTAAATACCAAATTAAAGAACAACAAAACCAACCGAAATAAGTTATTGGAAGAAAGTAAAACACGCGAACTTTCTAAGTCAGAAAAAGCACAATTAAGTAAATTACAATATGGAACCCGTCGATTGGGTGTCGGAGAGAAATCAATTGCTAGTCGTGAAGGAAAAAATAAAACAGTCCGTAATAAAGAAGCAGTTAATGCAAGATTGGAAGCGCTGCAAGCCAAACAATTAAGTGGAGTGCCATTATCTAACAGTAATAAAGTCCAATTATATGGTAAGGAAAGGAGTCGATTTAACCCGAGACGAAGTAAAAAATCATTATACAAAAAATCTGGAATGAATATAAATGCTACTAAAAAAGCACAATTTAACCAACTAAATAAGATAAAAAGAAAGGGTGATTTCACTGAAAAAGGTAGTTGGATAAAAAAAAGTGACCAAAAAAGATATAGACAACTTCAAACCAACATCCTTAAACGTAACGGAATAAAAAGTCCATTAAATAGAACACTAAGGCGTAAAGAACAAGAGGCGGAAGCATTAGAAGCACAAAGCCTACCCGGTAATATGGGACCCGGTATTATGGGACCCGGTATTATGGGACCTGAAAGTTCAACCAGACAGAAAGAATTAAACATACAATTAAACGGATTAAGAGAAACACAAGCAGATCGTACTATGAAAACAATAAAAAAGAAAGCCCTTACAGACCTTAAAGAACGAAAAGAACGAGAAGAACGAGAAGCACGATAAGCACTAGAAATGTAAGCTTAATTTTTTTATTTAAAAATTATTTCTACATCTTTTTTCAGGTAGCAAGTGAAACCTGTTTTTTTTTCAAGAGTATTTGAAAGACGTAAACTATAACGCTTATCTTTTTCGTGATACATAAAACCGGTACATTCTGGTATTTCATTAGCCTTTTCTATTGTTTTTTTCAGTGTGTAAATATAGGGTCCTTTAATAGCATTATTGGTTGTTCCGTGGAAGCAATAATCCTTATAGCCACTAGTATATTTGTCCAATTGTTCTTGGGATGGAAGTTCTATCGTACATTGTTCGTATTTTTTATATTTACCGGTTTTTGAAACTTGTGTTGGACATATTTCGATACCATTGTCTTTTTCATCTAAACATGACTCATATTTTTTATTATCTTTGAAAGTAAATGGAATTATACATTCGGTGTCATTGATTGTCATTTGTTTCGGATTAGGTTTCGTTTTCGTTTTGTTATTTCGTTTCGTTTTTTTAACAATTATTTTTTTTGTTTTTTTAACCATTATTTTAGGTTTGATGTCTTTCTTCAACCAGACCCTAAAGTTATCAGCCCCTTTCAATTTACTTGATTTACGTAAACTAAACCGATTGACATCTTTATGATATGCTATACCTGTACATTCGGGTATTTCTTTCGCAAGTTCCATGGCACGTTTAAGTGAATATATAAATGGGCGTTTAATATAATTGTCTGTAGTGCCATGAAACATCATATTATCGATAGGTTCTTGGAATGCTTCTAATAGATTATCTGGGACTTTCATATTATCTACTTTACATTCTTCTAGGTGACTATCTTTATATTTATTGTCGGCTCTTTCCACTACAGGACAAAATGATTTCCCATTCTCTTTTTCTAAACATGAAGAATACAGGGTTTCTTCGTAATTGAATGGTATTATACATTTATTATTGTTAATAGATTCCTGGGATGGTTCCTGGGATGGTTCCTGGGCTGGTTCCTGGACTGGTTCCTGGACTGGTTCCTGGGATGGTTCCTGGGCTGGTTCCTGGGCTGGTTCCGATTGTGTTCCACAATAACCATATTTAGTCATTATATTGTCTTCATTAACTTCGGTGGCGCATATATTGCCATTTAATGGATTTGGATGACTTTTACAATCATAATATGTTTCAATGTAGTTTTCGGTCTCAGCTTTGAATGGAAATATACATTTACCGGCTTTTACTTTAGATGACCGACTCATATCTTCGTTTGTTTTAGTCATTGTAGTAGCATATATGTCTTTGCTTTCAGTTTCTATAATCTTATTTATGGTTTTGATTAATTCTTTGCTAACATTTATTATTTTAGGGAACGAAACAATCTCATTGTGGATATAAAAATTATATCCATTGTATAGTTTATTTATACTATCAATAATATTATCCCTATTAAATAAAACCATGTTGGTTTTTGTATTTTTTTTATAGATGTTGTCGATAATTTCCATTCGGACATTATAATTAGTCACAATTTTCGTAGACAATATTTTAACAAACAAATCAAATTGAATTTTAGACATTTTCAATTTACATTTTGATGTATTTACCACATATTTATCATTAATAAATTTAATAGTTTTAGTATATTCGTCTTTAGTATTAACATATTCACATTTAGTCGATTTTTTACATTTATTATGTTTCATAGAAAAGCATATTTTATTTGAAATTGTCTTATTATATGGATTTATTTTGTATTCTTTTATTAACAAATTACCCAATTGTTTCAAAAGTAAATATATATTATTCAATTTATAAGTATAATCCATAATCGGATTATCGAGCAATACATTTATTTTACTTTTTAATTTGACAATGTTGGGCGATTTATTATTGAAAAATTCCGAAAACTCTTTTTTGAATTCATTAAATAATTGTTCTTTGGTATAGAATTCATTCAAAGAATCGGTGAATTTCTTGTTTTGATTTTCCGATGATATTCTATCAACAATTTCAAAGTTATCTACCTCGAATTCAATGGGTTTACAAGGATGAACCATATTTCCACGAATGACGATGCCATTAATTTCTCCATTATTTAAAACGTATTTATAGAATTCTATGTTTTCATTCGTAAGTTTGGTTTTCAATTCGTCTATTTTCATTATAGGTAGATTATCGTACTCTATTGTATCTATATTTTTAAACCGATACGTATCGAATGGTATCGTAAATATGGCTAAATTATTCTTTAATAAAATACCAATACCTTTATTATACGAATCCTTAATTAGTGCCTTAACTCTTTCCCTATATTGTTTCATTATTTTACTAATAATAGGTAATTCATGGAGTTCCATTTTTGTATTATAAATACGAGATCCTTCTTCCTTTAGGAGATTAATTATTTTTGTTAGGGACGACACCATGACAGGCGATTCTATTATTGGTTTAATTTCGTTAGCAATAATTTCAACGATGGGTTCATATAATCCACGATATTTATAAAGTAAGCATGTATTATTGGATTCTTGAAAGAATAGGTCTAAATTATCGATTTGTGGAATATTAATATATAGTTTTTCCTTATTTAAAATGACGTATCTTTCAATAATTACTACATTAAGTCCATTGGGAACGAGCCATGTGAGTTTTCGAGATAGTAAATCTATGAAGAATAAGGGTTCTTTTGATACATTCATATCCCCAAGGAAATTCTTGAAACGCTCGAAACTATAAAAAACTTGGTATAAATATCTATCATTTTTATTATTTAGTTGGGCGAATTTACTATATTTTTCAATAAATTTAGTGTATAGCGAGACGTAAGCGCTATTAGTTTCAATTATATCTTCGCCATTTATTGAAAACATTTTGAAAATATCTCCATTATTTAAATTAATAAACAGTTCGGGGGTTATATTTTTAATAATAGTTTTAATTAATTCTTCACTTGACGTTTCTAATATAGTACTTACGCTATTTAAAAAGGATAAATTATGTTCTTGTTTAATTCCATATCTAACTAATATGTTGGAGGTTTCTTTTATGCGAGATTTGTATATTTTATCATTTGTAGAATTAGCAAATAATTCATCTATTATTGTAGGCAACGCTCCAACCTTATCTTCATATAATGGATATTTATCCTTACCAAGCAAATATATTTCATTTCCTTTATAGGATTTATCAACCTTCGGTCTGAATTTCAATTTATTCTTATCATTATAATACGCTTCATACAGAATATTTTCGTTACTATTTTTTATTTTGAAAATCATACCCGGTGTCAATGGTACTTTTAATTTAGTAAATTCATTCATTTTTTCTAATTTTCTGTCAGTATTTACACGATATATACCTTGTTGTTTATATAAGATTACATCATTTGGCTTATACTTTTCATGTATATTTTTTAAGTCGTTGGTAATATTTAAATAATCTACTTCGTGAATAAGACATTTTGAATAGTTCCAATTTTGATTAGAATTACAACAGGGCATACATAAACCATTTGGATGTAATTTCGGGTCTAAGAATCCAGGATAGGCATCTTTTTCAGTTTCCGCTAAATATTTCTTCCATAATTCTGACTTTTTTATTCGCGGATTTGCCCAGTATTTATTTGAACCAGCACGACGAACTATTACAGTTTGATTCTCGGTCATTTCTTTATTTTGAGAGTCAATAATTTCCCCTTGACAATACGGACATTTACCATCATTTTTAATTAATTGGTCGTCTGTAAGTGCTATTTTATCCCGAATACAATAAATACGAGGACACATATAGAAGTTTTTAGTATTTACTGATGACCCCCATTCGAGTTTACTGATATTATTAAATCCCTCGGGGTTAATATTTTTGAAATTTTTCATTTCATTTTGCGACATAATTATAGGTTGTCTCATATCAACCGCACCACATTTTATACTATATGATGAAAAATTCTCCTGTGATTTATATTTCAATAATTTGGTATCTTTATTTCGCATTTTAGACATATAATTTCGCATTGTGTTTTTTTGATATTTTATTTCTTCTTCAATTTCTAATTCAGGTTCGTTTGATTTTTCTTCATATTCCAAATTATCTAAGTTTATATCTTGTTCTTCGACTGTGTCCGCGTCCGCGTCCATGTCCATGTCCATGTCTAGGTCCATGTCGAAGTCTAGGTCGAAGTCTAGGTCATCTTGGGCATCGAATGTACTTTTAGAAACTGGTAGTACTTTCTTTTCAATCGAAACTTCTTCATTAACAATATTAGAGGTTATTTCATTTGCTTTTGAAAACAAGACCATAATGTGTTCTCTAATATTAGCGATTTCAGTCAAATTATTACTATTTTTTATTGTTATTGTAAAACTTTCTTTTTCTTCATCTGAATAATTGGATTTAATATTGATGTCGACATTAAAGTCTACATTTATAGTTTTTAATTCTTGACTTGAGTATTCATCTAAAATAGTTCTAAGAACATATAAAGATTCATTATTAGAGAATCCAAATAAATTCGAGGTAGTTTTAAGCCATAGTTCTTCAAATTGTGAAATAGAATAATTAGGATAATTTTCTTTAAGAATTTTGAAGAGTTGTTTATGATTAATACTATTGTTATATTGGTCTACCCGAAAATAAACGCAATTTATTTCTTTGAGATTATTACTCGGTTTCAAGAGAAAGTGGTTTTGAAAATAATTTACAGCGGATTTAAGTTTCTTTATTTTCGTTCTATCTGTGGTAACATCATATGTAATATCACATTGTATATAATTGATTAATCTTTTTTTGATTAATAGTAATGGTTTTTTGACTAATTTAGTGACTTGTTTTAATAAATCATTAATAACGCTATATAGTTCTTCTTGTTTTGTTTGGTCCAAATACATATTACTATTTTTAACAAAACATTCGCCATCAACATTAATGATTACATCTATATATGAATCATAAAATTTCACCTTATAGGTAATATTATTATTATAAATATCATAATACTGTAGGTCATAAAAAGATGTAAATCTTATATATTGTTTTTCTTTATCGCTATAATTTCTATTTATCCAGGATAATAATATTTCTTTTGATATATTCGGTGTATAATAGTTCTTTTCGTAATTAATAAAATTATTGCCATTTTTTAATGGTAAAATACGTTTGGATATATCATTTTTATTATATATTTTATAGGATTCATTATTCAATTTAGCAAATAACACCGATTCATTTAATTCAAAATTATCGAAAATAAACCCTAAATCTAATGTTCCACCGGGGATTAGGTTTTGTTTAAACAATATATTATTTAATACACAACTATCATATTTTATGTTAAGTTCCTTCGATTTTTCTTCATAGTAATTTTCGATTGCGATTTTATTGGTCAATGTTTTGTTAATGTTATCATAATTTATATTTTCATTTTGTCGTTTTAAATAAGGATAATAAATATTACGAACTTCCTCGCTTATATCTTCTATTTCACTATAATCATAATAATATATGGTATGCCCTATTGAGCCATATGATCCTAATATTTTACCATTTTCATCTATAAATTTATCATCGTAGTCTAATGAAATGGTACTTTCTTTCATTTTCGAATTCAAATATAAGGTCCCGATATCATTTATATATTTATGTCCTAATGTTTCATAGAAATCTTTGAAATCCATTTTTTGTCTAACAATATAATTAGTTCGTTCTTGAATACTAAGCGATTTTCTTTTGGAAAATAAATATAAGTTATTCACATTTGAATCGGTACAACACGTATATATGAGCTTCTTTTTAATTGTATAAATATCATCATACGCGTTTATAAATAAAGGATAAATCTTATTACTAACCTTTATTTCGTCCATAATATTATTACCATACGCATCAGCCAGTATTTTTTGTTCTTCTAACGATATTTTTTCCTTATTGTTGTATTTATTTAATATTGCTTTTGTATAAGAATAATGACCTAAAAATAAATAAGATTCCTCATTCGTTTGATTTATCACCCGATAAATCTTTTTTTTAGGAACAAAAAGACAATCCATATTAATAATTTAGTAGAAAATAATTCCGTGATTATATCCACGGATATATCCACGGATATATCCACGGATATACTTACCATATATCTTCTATTTCTAAGGGGACATATATGTATATAGGATTTGATTATTTTAATGGTGAATCATTAATAACCGTACCACAATAATCGACTGGATTATTAAAGTAATCTTCTTTGGTGTATAGATTACTATTTATTGAATCATTCAAAAGAAATCGCATATTATCCCAGAATTCTTGGTTATGTCCAATAGATTTAGTCATTAAATGCGACAATTCATGTATAGCAACGAATAACATAGTATTTAAGGGTTCTAATTTATTTGAACCATCTTTGGCTCTTATACAAAACACTATTTTCTCACCTTTATTAATACTATACGATGTATATTTATTACCTGGATTACTTTCCGAAATATTACCATTTCTATAATTTTTAGTAAGTCGTTTAATATCTTCGAGATTTTGTGGTGTATAGTTTTCTTGATTTTTTGGATCATTAACCACATCAATCACTTTCAACATAGTTAGATGAATATTCGCCAACAAATTTGCGGCTTCTTGTTTGTCTGGTAAGTTTCTTACTAAATATTCGCGATTATCAATTGTAGATTTAACATATTGAACATCTAACGATTTAGTTTCTAGGTATATATAAAATATAGTAACAACTATTAATAAAAGGAAGAATGATACAAAATCTTTCATGTTTTAATATATTAAAACATAAAAATTGAATTTTATTATTTAACTAAACACATATTAACTTTTACTGAATAAGTAATCATGGAGTCACTTCGTAAATTTTCCAAGAAAATTATTAGACGTAATAAATGTCTTGAACTGCAAGTTATTGATTGGTATGCTAGTAATATTGAGATAGTCGATGACGATGCGGAAGAAGTAGATGAAGACGAAGAAAAAAATAAATATTCCAAAGAACTGGAATACAATATCAAGGCCTTTTGTAATACAAAAAAAGGAACATCCGTGTTGCTTAATATAAACGGATTCCCTCCACATTTATATGTTAATGTTCCGGATGATTTTACGAATGCCGATTGTAGTACTCTTATAGATTCAATTAAAGCAAAGTTGCCGAGTCTTCAAAGGAAAAATATTATTAGTTTCGACAAGGTAAAACGAAAAAAATTCTGGGGGTTTACTAATAATAAACAATATGTATTTCTTCGTATATTATTCAAGAATACATACGCCATGCGGTCTACCGAAAAAGTTCTTAATGGAAAACTTTCGTTCCCTGGAAGAAAATCCCAAGTATATGAAGTATATGAAAGCAATATTCCACCCTTATTGAGATTTTTCCATATTAACAATATTGAACCATCGGGCTGGATTCGCCTTGAAAAGAATACTTATACGGTTTCCGATAAACACGAATTCACCACACAATTATGTTTTAACGTTCATTGGAAAGACGTCAAAATACCAAAGACACCTAAGTTGGAAATGGCGCCTTTCTTAATTTCTTCCTATGATATTGAATGTGATTCAAGTCACGGAGATTTTCCATTACCTAAAAAGGATTATCTTAAGCTTTCACAAGAAATATCGGAACGGTATTACTCGAAACAACTAACTACATATAGTTCAAGTAAACTCACCGAAGAACTGAATACGATGATTTATGATGGTTTCTTTCAAAATACAAAAGATATTAGTAAATTATACACTAAATCAAATATTACACCTAAAAAGGAAACTATTAAACTATGTGCTTCCAAGGCTACACGATTATTCAAAATAACCGAGAATTATAAAATATTAGCAAGTGATATTATTTCAAACTATTTATTCAAAATAGATGATGGTCCATTGGGGCTAGTTGGACTAATTGACGATGCTTTTTGTGATAATATGGATACGAAAGAAACATATTCGATGAACAAAATCTATACGAAGTCTAATGAAAAACCTACGAAGAAAGGTATAGATAATAACGTTCGTATTATTATCAATATATTGGAAAAATTCTATAATAATAATAATGAATCACAAGAACACCTTAAGAAACATATGATACAGTTCAGTGATTATTATTATTTAAATAAAGAAGAATCCACCATATTCTTTGAAGAAGTAAAATACCACAATGAGGTGCTTACTAATAAACTTAATATGCTATGTAACCAAATAACATCGGTTTTCAACGAATCTTTTCCAGAAATCAGCACAACTAAAGACGTTAAAATCAAACGTATTAATACATTATTTAGTAACACCTTTCCAGAATTGGAGGGAGATAAAGTCATTCAGATCGGAACGGCGGTTCAAAAATTTGGCGATCATGAACCATATTTGAAACACATCGTTACATTAGGTACCTGCGACCCCATTGAAAATACAACGGTAATTTCCTGTGAAACCGAAGAGGAAGTATTAATGACTTGGGCTAATTTTATTGTGGATTTAGATCCGGATATCATTACAGGCTACAATATATTTGGGTTTGATTATAGTTATATGTATGAACGTGCTCGCGAATTGGATATTGAAGACGAATTTTCAATGATTTCTCGTATTAAAATGAGAAAATGTGACTTATTTGAAAAGCAATTAAGTTCTTCGGCTCTTGGCGATAATACATTGAAATACATTGATACTATTGGTCGTATTAATATGGACCTTTTGAAAATCGTTCAAAGGGATCATAACTTGGAATCCTATAAATTGGATTTTGTAGCCGAAACATTTATGAATGATTCTATACTTGAAATTAATACTAATGAACTTAAAATAAAGAACGCAAAAGTCCTTACTAAAGGAAATTATATCACATTGCTCGATAAACATAATGAAAAATATAAAAATGGCCATAAGTTTAAAATTGTAAATATTGATTACAAAGAAGAAATAATTACTTTGGAAGAAGACTTAGACAATTGCGACACTATTGTGAAATGGTGTTTAGCAAAGGATGATGTATCGCCGAACGATATTTTCCGACTCCAAAAGGAAAATTCAGCTGGACGATGTATTATTGCTACCTATTGTATTCAAGATTGCGTATTAGTGCTTCATATTATAAACAAACTACAAATTATTACAAATAATATTGCTATGGCTAATACGTGTAGTGTCCCTTTGAGTTTCATTTTCTTGAGGGGGCAAGGTATTAAAGTATTTAGTTTAGTTTCAAAAGAATGTAGGAAAGAAAAGATCTTAATTCCAGTTATTCAAATAGAACAAGACGTAAAGACAATTAAGAATCCTAAATTTGAATACAGTTTGGATTATGATGAAAAACCCAATTTATTGGATAGTTATGAAGGAGCCATTGTATTGAAACCGAATCCAGGTATTTATTTAGATAAATATGTAACGGTTTTAGATTACAGTTCTCTGTATCCATCATCTATGATTAGTGAAAATTTGTCACACGATTCCATTTGTCTCGATGAAAAGTATTTAGGTGAAAAGGGTGCGGAACTTTTAAAAGAATTAGGTTATGATTATGTAGATATTACGCATGATGTCTATAAATGGAAAGACCCGAAAATTAGAACAAAGGGTAAATATAAAGCTGGAGTAAAAACGTGTCGGTTTGCTCAACCGCCCGATGGTGGAAAATCTATTATTCCATCTATCCTAAGACAATTACTCAAAGCTCGTAAAGATACACGCAAGAAACAGAAAAATGAAACGGATGAATTCAAATGGGGAGTATTGGAAGGTCAGCAATTATCATATAAAATTACAGCAAATAGTGTGTATGGTTCTATTGGAGCAAGCACAAGTTCTATTTGTATGAAAAATGTGGCGGCCTCAACCACCGCAATTGGTAGAAGTCTTCTAGAACTAGCCCAAGAAAAAACCCTAGAAAAGTTTGCTGGGGCTGAAATAGTATACGGGGATACGGATAGTATATTTATTAACTTCAATCCTTGTGATAATAATGGAATGCCATTAAAAGATAAAGATGGACTACAGAAAGCCATAGATATGGGTGTTCAAGCAGAAGAATATATTCAACAATTCTTGAAGGCACCCCATAGACTTGAATATGAAAAGACCTTTTATCCGTTTATATTATTTTCCAAAAAAAGATATATTGGTTATAAATTCGAACACGATGTGAACAAATATACGGAAACTAGTATGGGTATCGTAACAAAGCGTCGCGATAATGCTAAAATTGTTAAATATGTATATAAGCGAGTCATGGATTGTCTCTTAAAGGAAAAGAACCTTGAAAAATCTATTAAAACTTTACAAGAAGACCTCCGAGAATTACTGGATGGGAAGTTTGAATTAAACATGTTGACAATTACTAAAAGTCTTCGAGGGTTTTATGCGAATCCTGAACAAATCGCTCATAAAGTCCTGGCAGATAGAATGGGTGAAAGAGACCCTGGCAACAAGCCTCAAAGTAATGATCGTATTCCGTATGTCTATGTAGAAACCAAGATACCTAAAGATGGTAAGATTTTACAAGGCAATCGAATAGAACACCCTCAATATATTATTGAAAATAGCTTGAAACCCGATTATTCGTTTTACATTACGAATCAAATTATGAAGCCTGTAGGACAAATATTTTCATTAATTGTGGAAACCTTACCGGGTTTCAGTAAGAGTAACGAATACTTTAAAACCAGACATAAATATTATTATAATAAATATGACCAGGATGAAAAGAAAACTATAAATAAAGTTACGGATGAGAAAATGATTGAAGTAAGTAAACTGGTATTTGGTGAAATCTTAAGAAAAGCAAATAATGCTCGAACTAAGTCGCGGGAAATTACAGATTTCTTTAAAATTAAAAATTAGTTAGTGGTTCATATCTAATAGAAAACGATGTAATATGGCAATCGGTTTTAAGAATTCAATAGTGTCATTATTTTTAGTAATGGTTTCAATATCACTGTCACTTATATCACAAGTGTTTTCATTGAAGTCCATTACTTGAGATTCTAATATATCCAATGTTTCGTTTATTTTAATAAGTTGCATGAGTTGTTGTGAAGAAAATTCTTTATTTTTTAATGTATTCAGAAGTTTGTGGTATTTGCCTTGTAAATTAGAAAAGTGTATTTTTTGTGCTTCGTAGGGTTCAGTCATTTATTAAATACTATATATAAATTAAAACAATAAAAAATCTAAACAATTAAACCGCGATTGTCCTATGTTATTATTTGAAAAGTATAGACCTAAAAATTTTCAAGGTGCTAAATTAAATTTAGAAAAAATCAATAAATTAAAAAATATTGCCAACATAGATAATTTCCATAATATATTCATATATGGTGGTATGGGTTGTGGTAAATATACGTTGGCAATGATGATACTAAATAATATTTTTGGTAGTGAAATTTATAATAAATCTCAAAAAAAATTCGAATATACAATTGGAAATAGTCATAAAACGATTGATATAATATGTAGTAAATATCACTATGAGGTTTATTTTAATGATAATTACGACTATGATTATAATATAATTGTCGAATTCCTAAAAGATGTATCAAAGTCTTTAAATGTAATGACGAATAGTTTCAAGGTAATTGTTTTACGAAATGTTCAATTTCTAAACAAACACATGTATGATGTAATTAAAAACATATGTGAAAGGTCTCATTCTCAATGTAAATTCATTTTCATGAGTAATAGTTTATCCAATGTTCCGAAATTAATGTTTGGCTTCTTTTTTTTTATACGATTATCGTTGATAACACAGAAAGCCGAATTAAAAGATTATATAAACGCTATCTGTCTAACTGAAAAAATAACGATGAATCCAGATAAATTAGATAAATTAGTTAAAAAGTACAAGTATAATTTAAATATGATATTTGCTAATCTACAATTGATTAAACAGAATAGGAATTATAATATGGTTGACCCATTGGAACTGCGTTACAAAAAAATTATAACTTTAATCAAAAAAAATGATATTACTAAGATTAACGATATCCGAAAGGAATTATATGATTTAACTTCGGGTAATATAAATAAATATGAATTCATAATGTATTTATTTGAACATTTCATAGAAATCACACTCAAGAAGTTTGAACTTATCAGTTTCACTAATTCAATATTCTTAAATATGGGAAAATCATATAGAGATTTATTTCATTTAGAATACTACGTCATGAACTTATTGAACTACACAACATGATTTAGATTTATATACAGTATCGTCTTCGTCGATTGTGAAAGAAGCCATATATTTTTGATGGCTTACAACACCCGAATTTTTGATGATTTCATTTAATAAAATATCAAAGGTTTCATCAATATTTATATTTTCTTTAGAAGAACATTCCAAGTACGTAAATTGGTTTATTTTACAATATTCTTCAGCTTCTTCGTAAGAAACTTCACGTCGCGATTTCAAGTCCGATTTAGCACCAACAACGACTATTTTTCCTTTGAAATCAGTGGTACAACTATCTAATTGTTCTAACCAATAATCTAATTTTTCAAATGTATTTCGGTTTGTTAAGTCAAACACTAATAAAGCACCCTGTGCTCCATTGAAATAAGATTTAATTATGAATCTAAACTTTTCTTCTCCAGCGGTATCCCAAACATGTACTAGAATAGGCTTGTCGTCCTTGATTGTCTTAAAAGAAAAAAAATCAACTCCTATTGTAGACATGTAAGAATTACTAAATATATTGTCATTCTTACGTACGATTAACGATGTTTTACCAGAACTATATTCACCCAATAAGATTATTTTAACTTTTCGGTCATCCATACTATAATTCATTATTTTATTCTTTAATAGTTTTTACATAACCCAAATGTCTTACGGTGAAATGGGGTTGTCCCATGTTGCTTTATAGCGTCTATATGTTTTTTTGTTCCATAACACATATTATTTCTCCAATCATAAATATCATCAATGGGATGTTCATCACAGTATTTTTCGATAAATTGGTCATGATACACCTTAGCCATTATACTGGCGCACGCAATTGGTAAATATTTATTGTCACCACTTATAATACACGTATGGGGAATATTCTCACCACGTTCTGTATGATATGGTTTAAATTTATCTCCATCAACCAGTAAATGATCTACTTCGACATTTAGATTTCTTATGGATTTATGCATACACTTCATTGTGGCGTTTAAAATATTTATACTATCAATAACACCTTGATCTTCACTTTGAACCGAAAAATCAATAGCATGTTCTTCTATGTAATCCTTTAGAATTAACCGCTGTCGTTTAGAATATCTCTTGGAGTCTTTTGTAATCATCATAGTGTCTTCGCCTTCGATTTCCTTGGGCCAAACTACAGCCGCCGTATAAACCGGTCCAGCCAAACAACCACGCGCAACTTCATCTATTCCAGCCTCGAGAACATTATCATAATAATAGGGCTTCATAATTTAAAAATATGTCTATATGTATTTATCTAGGTGATTTTCTTTTCAAATACTATTTCATTATTTTTATATATAGTTATTGAAGACCCGATATTTAAATGAACTTCTTGGTCATTCTCTATTTTCAATAAAAAATGTCCCCAAATATAACTTTTATAAAATTTTATTGAAATGGCTTTTATTTTTGGAAACAAACATTCAATTATTTCGAATGGTTTCGGGAACTTATAATTATTTTCTAGGATGATTTTAACATTTTCAATATTGATTTCGCCATGTTGGTCGTCTTTTTTTTCGTAGGTAATACTTTCTACATTTTCAGCATTAGTTTCAAATATTTTTCCATAAAATAACATAATCGTACTGTAAATACTAGTGATTTATTTTATTTAATATAATAAACGATTATATAAAGCTACGCTATTATTTATATATGATTATATCATAATATATGAAGAAACTTCCTTTAAAATACGAAAATCCTTTTGATAATATGATATATATATTGGTCGAAGAAGTCACGCCTTATTTATATAAAGCAAAGTTAACACCAAATATGATTACTACCGGAGCAAATATACTATCAATCATAGGATTAATTAATTTATGGAATCGAAAATATTTTGAAGCAAGTATTTACTTTGGTGTATCATATGTATTAGATTGTATTGATGGATATATGGCTCGTAAATATAACATGGTTTCGAAATTTGGTGATTATTATGACCACATTAGTGATATATCTAAATGGATAATTTTTGCAATCGTGTTATATTTATTGAAACCGAAAACATTTATTAAAATATTGCCATTAATGCTAGTATCTTTGTATTTGTTAAATGTTCACTTGAGCACACAAGAATACTATTATAATAATAAAGAATCGTCACCATCTTTAGAATATTTAAAACGAATTATACCTAGCTGTATTCAACCTAAAAATAAAAAACAATCACAAAAAAATATGAGAATGACACGGTATTTTGGAAGTGGAACATTTAATTTTGTAATGATACTTATTATTATGTTTTATGATAAATTAAATTAGAATAATATTTTTTTTAAACTAATAATAAGTTTATCATACCAAGTATAGTCATTGAATATTTCTTTATTTTCTTTAGGAATGATTGATTGTGTGGTGTTTTCTTGAGGTGCCAGTGTCGGTACCCGTGTCGTAGGTGCCATTGTCGGTGCCATTGTCGGTGCCATTGTCGGTGCCATTGTCGGTGCCATTGTCGGTGCCATTGTTTTTGGTATTACGATGTCATATTCATTTTCTAATAATAGTTCATCGCTCATTTCAATAAAATGATTCATGGGGGGTTCGGGTTCCACTACAATAAAATCTGGGTCTTTTGCTTTGGTTTTTTGTGGATATAAATTGTCGAATTCATATATTTTTGGTGAATTATCAGGATGAACCATAGTATTTAATAGTTGGAAATGTTCTTTTGACATAGACTTGAATAATTTATAGGAGTCATTATTAATTAAGTAGGACACTAATACGATTGTTATTAATGCCACTAATAGATTTTCGGTTGTGTATTTGTTAAATATAAAAACAATAGAAACCATAATCATTAGTTCAATTAAAAGTTTCTCTATTTTTTTCTTTTGAGGCATTTTTTCATTATGTAAATGAATAAAATGGGAAAAAAATAAAACAATTATTAAAGTAGATACAAGTAATTTTATCATATTAATATTTAAAAATATTTTATTTATTTCAATTATAGTATGAATTTCGATAGTAACCGATGCGATGATACTGTTGTATTGCGAAACCCGAAAATCGCCAAACAACAACAAAAACAAGCAACAAAAACTCATATTTCCGATGAAGCACTTAAACAAGCAAAAATAGATCAAGAAACCGAAGAACTAAAACATAAAACCGTTTCACAAGACATTTCACGACTTATCATTCAAGGTCGTAATGCTAAAAAAATGAACCAAAAACAATTAGCACAATCAATGGCCGTTCAAGTAAGTGTTATTCAAGACTATGAAAATGGTAAGGCGATTCCTAATAATCAAATATTAGGAAAATTGGAAAGAGTGCTTGGGGTAAAATTGCGTGGTAAAATATCTAAATAGATAGTAAATGGCGAAAGTATATGAATTATTCAAAAAATATATAGACCCAAAAATATCCATGAATAATTTCAAGAAGAAAATAAATTCAAGTGATAACGGTGATGTCTATGAATATTTAGATGAAATACCAGAATATAAAAACAATCCCATATATAGTAGATTTACACCAATCGATATTTTATTTGAATATGAAGAAAGTCCAATACAAATATTTAATTATTTTGTTACCGATAATATTACATTGAGTATTCATGCTTACGATACCCCAAAGGAAGAATTTATAAAAAAGGTGATATTTAGAATAATGCTATTGAATCCCAAAGAATTCAATAATAAGTTAGACATAGCAATATTTTTATCTAAGCATAATAAAATTATAAATTTTAAATCCAAAGAACCACTCGGTATAAATGAAGTGAATTCCGGTGTTTCGACAATATATTATAATGGTAATAATCAAACTATTGCTATATTTCGTGAAGAAGAATGCCTGAAAGTTTTAATACACGAATTATTACACTCTTTTAATATGGACAACAAAGACTATAGGAACCCCAATATAGAAGATAAAGTAGATAGTGTCAAGGACTCGCTAGAATTAAATGAAGCCTATGTTGAGTTTACAGCGTGTGTATATAATTCGATTTGTATAATTTTAGAAGAAAACAACTATGCATTTAGCCAAACAACATTCGAACAAATGATGAAAAACGAAATAAATCATAGTATAAAACAAGTCGCAAAAATACTAAAATTTTATAAATATAAAAATATTAATGAATACATAGAACCCAAAAAGAAACAATTTAAATTGAAAGCGAATACTAATGTAGCCGCTTATTATATTATAAAATTATTTATATTAGATAAGTACAAGGAATATATGAATAAGCCTATTGAATTTATATTAGATGACCACGACTTATTAGTTAATCCGAGTCTAAAACGAAGAATCAATTATAGACTCAAACAAGATATCGCCGAAAATCCAGTATCTTTAAAAATGTGTTATTATTAAATTTGAATACATTCACACAAAGACTTAATAATTACAATATATATAACCTAAAATGGGTATAAAAGATCTCAACCCTTTTCTACGTGAAACGACACCGGATTGTATCAAAGAAGTTGCCCTCGGTGATTTCAATGGTAAAAAAGTAGCTATTGACACTTCCATTTATTTCTATAAATTTCTTTATAAAAATGACCGTTATCTCGAAGGATTCTTCCAACAAATCTTTCGCTTAAAGGTTAATGGATTGATTCCCATTTACATTTTTGATGGGGCACCACCACCTGAAAAGAATAATATACTAATTCAACGAAAAGAAAAAAAAATAGAATCGAAACGCGCTATTGATGAAATGCAATCTAAGTATAACTCAATCGAAGACTCGGATGAAAAGAAAAAATTACTTTTTGAACTTATTAAAATGAAAAAGAAACTTATTTTTGTCACGAAGGAACATAACGATAAATTGAAAGAAATGTTAGATACCATTAATGTCCAATATATTCAAGCATCCGGAGAAGCCGATTTGGTATGTGGGCAAATGTATAAACAAGGACATGCTGACATTGTTATGTCGGATGATATGGACTTGCTAACAAGTGGTTCTCGTAAGGTATTTCGCAATTTCTTCATAACTTCCAATAAAGTTCTTTATTATGATTTGGAGGCTATTCTTAATAAACTCGAATTAACTTCCGAACAATGGGTCGATTTCTGTATATTATGTGGATGTGATTACTGTGACCGGATACCTAGTTTAGGTCCCAAAAATGCTATTAAATTACTAAAACTATATAATAATGTACCGAATATATTAGAGAATACAAAAGATAAATATACTATTCCAGATAATTATATAGATACTTACAATAAATCTATTGAAATATTCAAAAATACTGATATAATTGAGTTTACATATAAGCCTATTGTTCATCCGGGTTTTAATGGGGTTGAAAAGACTATCACTATATTAAAATCAAATACG